ATATCTTTAGCACCAACAAGAGCGTATGTCATCTTTGGAGCTCGAGCTTCTTCGACTGACTCTTTCTGAGGACCGCGCTTTGCGGCAATATAAGCAGCGATCGCCATTTCACGACGCTCTTCTTTATTTTTACCCTTGAATTGTGGAGCATCTGATTTAGCAAAATCATCGATCCACACACCCATTCCATCTGATACTTTTAGTGGCATTTCATTGTTCCTTTGAATGTTTATTATCCTGTTGCTCCGCCTTGATTTAAAGAAAAGAATTGTATTTGGCCAGACCCTGCCAAAATATGCTAGATTAAAAAACTCATTTTAAACTCCGGGCCCTTGCTATAGTATCTTTTTGCTTTTGAATTTTATCTCTTCTATCCAATTTCTTTTGAGCATTTGCTGCTCTAGATTTTTGAGTTAAACCAAAACTCCTAATTCCTTTGGACTTTGCTGTTGAAAGTGTATTCTTCTGATCTTGTTTTCGATCATGTTTATCGATTTTTTTCTGGGCTATAGCCGCTCGGCCAGATCTGGTTAGTCTATTAGTGATAGGTGAGGCCACTTTTTTAACAGCCTTTCCAATTCCACTAATAATACCCTCATCTAATTCTTCGCGTAATTCAAAAAATGTTTTCATTTCTAACTCCCTCTTACCTTTGCTGCTAAATCTTTATCCGCTTTACCCCAAGTGCCTGAGGACTTTGTTACAAATGAATTGACTCGAGCAAAACCCCACTGCTGTGGAGTTGTTCCCGGTCTGTGGCCAGTGCGCCATGCAGCTACACCACGATTATATACTTTCCGAAGAATACTCAATGGCATGCCAGATTTTTCGGCTTTCTTCTTTAAACCCGCAGTAGCATCTTCTTCAATTTGAACATGCTCTTTGAATTTCATTTTATTTTTCCGTTCCATTTCTTTAGCATCTCTTTTTGCCATAGCTTTACGATCTTTACGTACTTTCATAGCGACAGCTTTTATTCGATTATTGCGAATCTTTTGCTGCGCTTTATTGAGTACACCATCGTCAGCCATTAGTCATCTCCAAACATTTGCTTAAATTTCTTAGTGTGCTTACTCGGCTTTGTTTTTGCTGTCGCATCACCCGGTGCTTTCTTATAAGCAGCTGGATTGTCATCATCATATTTTGAATATTTTTTGAAGTGTCTATCACGAGCTTTTTTAGTCGACTTTGACTTTAAGCCTGAGTAATATGCTTTTGGCTGAGTGCCGGCTCGATCTTTAATATCCGGATCTTGAGGTGAATCTTTTTTGCGCTCATCCTTTTCTTCGGTAAGTTTACCAAGAGAGTGTGGTGCAATATCGTATGATAAATCAACCGAAGGATCGACTTTCTCAACTGCAGTAAGCCATTTTCTCCAAGTCTCACCCTTTGATTCTACAATCACATAATTCGAACCAAGTACTTTAATCTTACCGACAATGCCATTTTCTTTGATTACGACTTCATCACCTTCATCAAATAATTCACCACCAATGTAAGATTCGCGGAGCTCTGATACTGACTCAAGCTGTATATGATTCTTAAATTCTTTTTCTTCTTTTAAGCCCATTCCTTTACGGACTTTATTGAAAATATCTTTTGCTTCTGAGTTCGAAACATTCTTAGGAAGACCTTGAGAAAATGCAGTAAAGTCATTATCACTTGCAGCATTTCTCATCTTTGAAGCTGACATTCCAGCTGCACCTTCAGCATCTGGATCACGATCACCGGCAGACATAACATTGATTCTTTCAAAATTATAGAATCCGTGTCTACCTTTTTGACCATTATACTTTTTCAACAAAGCTTCAAATTCATTGATACGATCAGATCCGACAACCATAACGATTCTTTTGAAACCTTCATCGTATAATTTACTTGAAATTTCCAAAGCATTGCGCAATTTCTTATCTGCCATGATCTGACGAGCATGACGAGGAAACATCTTACGTGCTGCTTTAACTTTATCTACAAATTGGAGTGGATTCTTCTTTGGATCCTGTGATTGTGAAATATAAATGCGATAAGGATTCTTACCAGACTTTGAAGACAAAGCATTCATTAATTTTTCATGACCAATAGTCGGTGGGTTCATTCTACCAAAGGTAAAATAAACTGTTTTTTCTTCTTCTACTAGATAATTCTTAAAAGAATTAATCATTAACGCTTCCTTTGAATTTCCTGACGGCGTTTCTGTGGCAACAGACGCCTTTGCATAATCTTAATGCGCTGTTGCCAGCCACCTTGTTTCAAACGCTTTTCAATCTGCTTCTTTTTTGCGACAGAAACATCACTCTTCTTCATACCCTTACCAGCTAATTTGTCGGCAAAAGTTGAGCGAGCACCTCGACGAGCGCGCTTCATTAATGTAGCTTTTGTCGCCAATCTTTTACGTGCTCTTTTACGCGCCATTTTCAAGCGAGTCTTGCGACGTTTCATTGACCGTGCGAGTTTACGTCTACCTTGGATGGAAAGTTCTTCAGAAGTTTCTTCTTGTTCTTCATGCATAGCACCATTGCGGCGCTTTTTTGCTCTGTAATTAATTAGTTCATCCTCACCCGGACGATAATCAACTACCATAAAATCTTTGAATGACAGAGGTTTTGCCATTAGTTTCTCCCTGGTTTATCCCATCCCTTAAGAATATTAGGTGAAAAGTTGGCGTATGAGAATTCCATACGATCAACAATTTTCACTGCATCACCACCAAGTTTATCGATTGCTACATAGCCTTCTTGACCTGTTACTCGATATCCTTTGTCTGTTTTGAGGAATGTATCAACATTCCCTAGTTTATTTAAAGTATTTATAAGTTTTAATTTTGCTAAAACGATAACTTTCTGCAATTCAAACATTTGTACTAGAGATGCTTTATTTTTTTGACCAAAAAAAGTAAGGATAGTGTCTAACTTTTTCTGTTGAGCTGATTTACCTTTTTCGGTTGTTCTTTTAGCAATTTCTTTTGCATACTTATCGTTAATAAATTGAATCAAAGCATCAACTCTTTTCTTTGGATCTGGCGGAAGTGCACCAGCTCTAACATATCTATTACCGTGTGTTTCGATCAATTGCGCAAGTTGCTGATCATTCTCGAGTTGACGAAGAGTCGAGCCAGCAATTCTGTTGAAAAGAAAACCAGCTTTTTTCAAAAGATCATTGACTTCGTCTGTTTCTTTCTTTGTCATAGTATATTTAGTCATATCACGAAGCATAGCATCCTGTGACCAAACATTCTTCGAAGTACGAAGTTTATTTACATCTACGCCGTAAGAAGCTTTCATTCCTTCAAATGTTTTTCCGGTGTACGTCGTATGCCATACAATTCCAATCTTTGTTGACGATACTTGCTTGGCCATTTCCGTGCCAGCCGGTATTGCATAAACAATTGTATTGGGGTGGAACGTAATATATGATTTACCATTAATTTTTTTAGTTTCGACATCACCGGGTCCATAAAGAAAATCTCCTTGTATTACACCTTTTATTCCTAATTCGGGTAAATGTTTAAGAGCAAGTTTAAGTTTGTCAGCAAGATCGCCAGAAGTATCATCATCAACATCAGCATCACTCTTGTATACTTTGGGAGATTTGTTAAAGATCCCTTTCTTCGCCACGAAGAATCGACCATCCCGAGGATCAATGCCAGCAAAGATAGCAGGAGCACCGTCCCACTTAACAGATACATTTCCATCGGATCCTCCTAACATATCTCTTAAAGAACGAAGAGCTAAGATCGCTTCTCTTGTTCCTTTGACTCCGCCATAGAGAACCTTATCCTCAATATGAGTCATATGAGTATTTTTGTTTTCAGTTATAAATGAGCTAAACGTGTTCATCATCTACCCTTATCTACTTCTACATCCATTAAAACAATATCAAATGCTGCTGTCAGACGAGCATTATTACTTCTCACTGTCGCTCTGATATCGATATCAGATTTTTGTGGTATCTTAATTGGAACACCAAACTTATAAAAATATTGACCACCGTCTCCAGCAAATTCAAAAGAATGCCCGACTCGAAAAGCGTCCTGCCCAAAATATTTGATGAACATATCTCCGGTTGCGTCAGCTCCATCTTGACATGTTGTAGTACCTTGAAGAATATAAGCATTTTTTCCTGCGGGTATAGTGTAAACAGACATAAGAGTCTGGCCTTTTCCAGCGTTGATTCTTGCAACGGTTGTTCCACCGGCTGCGCCAGCTTCAATATCGATAATTCCTACATTATTCGTTGCACCGGTTGTTATAAATGCACGATTGACTCTCTTAAACAAAACTGTTCCTACAGTATCTGCACCCGATATTGTGATCGTATCTTCAATGAAATTATAGTCTCCATCTAATCCTTGAACAGTAATTTGTAAACCATCATCAGATGCATCATTTCTTTCAATGTTTAATACTGCAGGAGTATCAAGCGCGGTCCAAGGATAAAGTGTATCATTCACATCCCAAATAGTTCCTGTCTGTCCGTTTGACATCGCGGGAACAGCACCAAACTTATGTACATGTGATGCGCCTTTGACTTGCCCTCGAGCAATGTTTAGAAAATCATCTTCAATGTATTTTGATCCAGTGAATTGTGCCATTTATATTTCTTTCGCTGTGCGAGTAATCTTTGCTAATGGGAAGATACCAATTCGAGAATTAGCGATATTAATATTTCCATATCGTCCAGCTCTGCGGTTGTAACGAGCTACAAGAATAGGTTCATACGGATTTCTTCGAGGAACATCACCAGATTTACCTTTGTGAAGAGAAGTGATTATATAAGCATTACCCTTCTTCACAAATTTCATTGTACCCTGATGGAACTCATCTACATTATTAACAGTAACTGGTCTCTTTCCATAATCTACGCCATAAATTGATTTATTTGCAATCTTGTCTGATTTTAGTTTTCTGTAAAAAGTATCACCGCTCTTCAAACCTTCAGGCTGAAGTTTCAATACATCTTTTACGAACTTTTCAATCTCTGGTTCATTCGGCAGATCTGTTACTCCTCCATATTGTTGGAATCCCTTTGCATCATTTCCTGCTTTATGGGATATATGCGCAACCATATTTCCAGCTAAGTCTACAATCGCAAAGTCTGACTTAGGATCTCTTCCTCCCGGATTAGGAGTAGAAATAATTTCAGAACACGGTACAGTTCTGTTACCAATCTTAAGAGTAATATAAGGATCTTTTTCTTTTTCTAAAACTTTGAGTAAGTTAGCTTTTGCAAGTTTGAGGGCAGCATTTTCAGCAGCGACGCCCGAGCCTTTACCTTTACCGCCTAGTTCAGGAGTCTTATAGAATTGACTAGGATATTTGATAATTCCTTTATTTGTCTTAACTTCTTTACTGAATCCTTTTGTCTTTAGGCCTACCGAAAAGTCATCATATTCATAAGTATAGATCTTCACTAATCCCTTTACAGTGAGGAACTCATCTTTACCTTTAATTTTTGACAAAAACATTTCTGCTCGAGAAGAATCTTTTGTGAGGTCGTTATGCTGAAGTATTTTCCAATCTATCTTCGGCATATCATTCTCCTGTAAGTATTTTTTTGAACGTGTACATACCAGCCTCTACAGTTATTATACCACTATTTAATACCTAACATATTATAAAATATTTTTTCACAGTCGGTTGGATTATCAAGAGAAAGATTAGATCTCCCCTTGAGTTTTAATTTTCCTTGAGCCCTTAGATTTACTGTTGATACATTTTCCCCCTTAAATTCACCAGTTTTTAGCATCGATGCTCCACCCCTTACTAGCCGCAAATAGATTTCTATTTCCCCAGAAAGCTGCGGTATAGGTAGATTAAGAGGATTATTTTTTAGGTAGAATAAACCAAGTTTTCCAATTTGTATGTAATAACATCCCTTACCAGCATACCAATCATGAATAAATTTCGTATTGAATTTTACTGTAGTATTTGTCGGCTTTAGTTTTCCAGCTGCAACTGCTTTTTCCCAAGCAGGTTTAGTACATCTGAACGGAATTTGAGTAATATTTTTATGGAGTGCTTTAGGCTCATACGTTTTAAGATGAGTCATTAGTTTTTTATATTCGCCAACCTTATCTTGAGCGGCCGCAATAAGTAGTTGTTGAGTATCAGGATCAATATTCTTTAATCCTTTTTCGGCAAGTGTCCACTTTATACCGTCAAACTTCAATGATGAACCACCCATTTGGGCGTTCTTATCCATCTTAATTTCAATAGGAACTTCTTTGCCATTCAAGCTGAGATACATATCTACCACGGTAGAATCAAATCCTCCAGCTTCATCAGGTTTAAGATACAAATCGCTTTTCACAACTTTCATTTTTTTCAAAGCGCTTGACACAGCAGTTCGAACTTTATCTTCATAGGCTAAGCCACCAGCAGCCACTGTTCCTTCATTTACAAAATCGACAAATCTTTGCATTTCTTACTCCATTCAACTACTATACCGCTATTTATACTAAAAATAACTGTGACATATAGCCGGAAAAAATTCTTTTTATAAATAATTTCTATAAATTGAAAATAGCTATATTATGCCACTAAAAAAAGGAGGCACACATGGAAGTGCTTAATAATATTAGGGGCTGGGCTGGTAGTCTAGCTGATTTGGGTATTAGTTTAGCAGCTTTAGCAATTGTAGCTGAAGCATTAGGGCTAAACAATATGCCATTCATGCCAGAAGGTCTTAGCGTTGTTACTAACGTATCAGCAATGATCACATCTCTTGGCTCACAAGGAGTGATGGGATTGATCGCTATTTGGGTTCTCTGGGGAATCTGGAACAGAAAATAATAACAAAACTATAACTTGGCCGGTTAGACTAGAAAGGGAGGGGAACTAAAATCCCCTCCCTTTCTTCTTTACTGGGCGTGTAGGTTATTGTAAAGGAATAAGTCCTACAGCGGCAAGAGGTGAAATTAACGTGATGGTTTTGTTAAACTTTTGTTTAGTTTTTCTCGACCATTTTCGTTATTCTGTTTAATAGCATACTGCCGAGCCTTCTCACGGTTCTCAGGATATAGATGTTCATATCCTTTCATATTCCAGCTTTTTGCCCAAGCGGCGGTCTGTTCTACACTATGTGCTTTCATGACATTTCCTTATATCGTTTCACCAATTTTTGACATTCATCTGGATTCTCAACCATTTGAACTTTAATTGCCTCTAGCCTTGCAAGTCGACGGCGTTCAGCTTTTCTCAATTTTACATTAGTCGATAATGTTTCAATTTGAGAATTAATCATATCAAGGCCCATTAACATCGCCTTGACATCTCTTTCAGCACTACGTCCTATACTCATTCGTGTTCTCCTCCGTTACCTCTGCCCAGTCCACCAAAATATTGTGGTGAGCGTCGAGCTGTTTCAAATGTAGCAACTGTAATTCCAATTGCAGCTAATAATAAAATGTGTGCTATAGCACTAATACCAAATAGTGTCCAGCTACTCACAATAAAACCGAATACAATACACCACATCCAAGCAAGAACTTGCATAATCAAATGGCGAGTACTCGTGTCTGGAATATTTTTAAGTGGATTGTAATCTAAGTTCATTATAGCATTCCAACTATTTACAATTAATGTTCTCACTGGATAAACTCCTTTTTCATATGTTACCTTGAGTGGATAGTGAGCATCCACGGTATCTTTAAATTCAATAGCATCGTACTGATCAATAAAATATCGAACAATAATATGATCTTTAAAATACCCTTTGACACGGTACATTTAACCTCCATCCAACCAGTTACCAATAACTTCTATTGGACACTTGTCCTGATATTTACACATTTGATATATTTGGCTAGTAGTCTCTATAGCAGTACAACCACTCATAGAGACTACTATCATGATACCAAATAGAACTCGCATTATGATGCTTCTGCAAATTCGATTGCGGTTTTCAGTGCATCGCGCTTGCGAACCTGATTACCACCAAACCATGATGAATAAAGACGGTTGTCTGAATTACGACCTTGAACGTGGTCAGTAATAAATGTGACAGAATTAAATGCCTGCCACCACGAGCCTTCGGCGTATTCAGCACCCGGCTGAGATTCGAGTGAATCATGGGCAAGTTTGGCATTACGCGATAAAGTGTCGATCGAAAGATCTTTACCTTGTACTTTTTTGTCTGCAGTACGTGGAAAGACTGTGTTTAAATATTCGATATAAGAGTCAGTCGTAAATCGCTTCTTGCCAAGAAACTCAGCCATATCCTTATACGTATTTAGCTTTTTAGCAGCAATGCCAAGAGCTTCTTTTACAGAAGAAGGATCAAACTCTACACGGTGGCCGATACGAACAGATTTTTCTGCTTTCTGATCAAGCGACAATGTCAATGTGTTGTTACATACAACTCGAATAGGAGTGAATCGAACATCAATTGACTTGCCATACTGATGTGGATTTGAGAAAAGAAGATATGACTCAACACGATCTCCACCAAAAAGCTCAAAGTCTGATTTAACTTTTGCTAGTGCCCAAACCATTTGTCCATCTTTCAGAGAACCAGCAGTATGCATCTCCATATCGCCAGCCATTACAAACTCTGAAAAGAATTCGAATGCTGTTTCATTCTGAACAGGATTCCAGTTCTCACCAACATTGGTCAGAATACGACCATCTGTTTCACGGACAAGAGACTTCAAACCGGTAGGCATACGCTTACCATCAAACTCGATGAATGATTCGACTTCACGAACTTTCCAATCAAGTCCAGCTTTATCCATCATTTGTGCTGGTGTTAGATCATTGCTGACCGGTACACCTAAACCATGCCACGGAACTTGACCGGCATACGCCATTGTTTCTACCATATGTGCCATTATACAATTCCTCCAACATAATTAATTAAGGCCAAACCAAGACCAATCCACATTCCTAATAAAATAGTCTGTTTTACATTCATAATATAATCTCCCTTAAGCTGCTTTTAACAAGGATGCGGTGACATTCCAAACGCCATCGCTTGTAGTTTTAACACGAATATTCTTTTTCAGGACTTTGATAACAGTGCCACTCATTGAGCCACGCTTACCATTCCATTTGACAGATTGCCCAACAGTAAAAGACCTAGCTGCTCGAGCAACCTTTAGATTGCGAGCATCATTAAACATTTGAGCAATTTCACTCATTTGCTCATCAGATGCTTCGATAAACATAGCTTGGATCTTTGACATTTCAGATTTATTCAACATGATATAACCTCTTTGTTTCATTTTATAGATCTATTATACACTATTTTTAACCGATTGTAAAGGAAAAAATGCACTTTATTTGCATTTTTTTTAATTAATTTCTTCACAGATTTTTTGCTCTACAGCTTTAATGTGTTTACACTTACGAAAAGCAATGCACGTGCAATCGAATCCTGAATCATACATGCCGACTAGATATTGATTGCCTTTACTACCTTCAACTTCCCAAAGGACACCCACAAATGGATGCCCTTTGGTTTCAATGATTTCTGATTTATGAGCCATCAATGCCTCATATGATCTTGATCAGTAAATTGAGAAACACGATCAGGATCTGCTTTGTGCGAGAAAACAACAGTATCGTTATCTCTATCAACATCACCATACATACGATGATCATGAGTCAGATGAACGAAGTCAGGCTTACCCCAAACTCTAACAGCAGCCAGATAATCATTATCATTTCGAAAACCAACAAAATGCAGCATTATATATCTCCTCTTCAAATCCGGCACCTATTCTATATCTTGCTAGACCAATACTCTTCCCAGTATTCGCTACAGGCATCTTCAATTTCTTGTACACTCCAATGTGGTACAAGAGATTTATTCTTAACTGCTTCAGCCATTACATCTGTTAGATGATCGCAATTTCTGATTGCTTCTTCGATAACATCGAACATCTTTTCTTCAGCATCCATGTCAAGATATACTGTCATTATACTGCCTCATTCATTAGTGTTTGTTCACCTAGACGGCCAAAGCCAAAGGACTCAACCACATGACATACGCCTTCAGGTGTGCGAATAACGTCACCAACTGAAATGGAATACATACGGTCA